TCGTTCAAAGTTATGGAACCGCTTGAAACCACCCTGTCAGGATGAGCCGCGCCGTTAGCTAGAACCGAAACGGTTTGCCCTTCAAGATGGCTGAGACCAAATATCTGCGAGGAGGGGCTTCCATCATAACTTAACATTGAATCAAGATATGTGGCATCTATTGTATTAACCGAAACTTCCGGCATACCAGTGGTCATGAACTCAATATATCGAACTGATTGACCGTTGATGGTGCGTTGAATAATAGCCCAAAGATCGTCACGGCTTCCAGTTGTGTTAGGAATAACTGAAACGCTTTCGATCTTGGCATCAACACCGCCAATAATATGCCTATGCCAGCCCACAACATCTTGCGAGCGTTCGTATGTCATACCGACAAGAACGCCGTCAGAACGGACTAGCCAGACGATGCTGTTTGGTTCCTGCTGATATGCCATATCAACAACGCCGCCTTCGGTGATGTGTTCCGAAAGAATACTGAGATCAGGCGCGGTGTATGCGTCACTTTCAAATTGATAAACGTATTCTCTTATTTTGCGATTGGCACGTTGCAAGAACAAAACAGAGTTTCCGACCTGCGGCGGTGTAACTGCCGCACTGCCAAACGTAGTCTGACGCACAACACGAGTATTTGTAGGTGACAGCGGGCTGTTTTGGTCGCCTTGCGAAACAATGAACTCGCCGCCAGCAGTGCCTACGGACAACACCTTACCGGCCCTCATCCAGCGTATCGTGTTCACTTGGTCCGTTGCTATAGTATAAACAAACCCGCTGTCGTCTAAGACGTCACCATCATTATTTGTTGGAGCGTGGTTTTCATAATCAGCAGAAACTGAAAAGAACATCGACTGCGGTCTGTTAGTTGTTGCTGCCCAAACCAATCGTTGCTCAAAGAAAGTGACGACAGAAGGATAACCAGTTGTCGCAGAAAATGCCCCAAGCCTCCAAGACGTTCTTGCTGTTGTTGCAGAAGCGGCAGGGCCAATAAAATCAGCGGTGACATGAGTCGTGTCTGCTCGCGCTGTAATTTTTAGATATGTGTAATGACTTGCCCCGTCTTCGAACCTAATTAACCGCCCAATATCTGTCACAAGAAACCCAGAACCGTTGTTTATTCCCGCAACAGCAGAAGCTGTCACAGTCACACCAGTGCCTGTTGTCGCTGAAAAACCCAAAGTTGTTGTTGTTGTGTTTATAGAATCATAAGGGCCATCTAAAAAATCGATGATATCCAAATTCCAGTTTGTGTCGCCAAGACGTGATAAGGTGCGCGGCTCGTGGTTCTGGTGAGCAATGTACAACACGTCAGCAGATTGAGTGATTACCAAATCAAACAATTCGTCTTCAAGGTATGGTGTTGATACTTCGTATGCAGAGCCTTTGCTAAATGGCGTGTCAAATTCTTCAGAAAACATTCCAGTTTGAATCTGGCCGTAGTTCTTATAGAACCGGATATATTCATCGCCAAACTCAATAACATAAGCCTGGGTGGCGCTAAACTCAAAAGGCAGTATCCGAGTTTTTTTACTGCTATCTTTTACTTCCGAAGAAAAATAAAACCCACCACGGCGAGAAGCTGGGCCGTGCTTTTGCACAATCATATTTTCAAGAGTTTTGCAGCCGTTAGGATATTTTGTGAGATCAACGCGCCCTTCAAGACGAGGCGATAGCTCACCCGCTGTAAAGTTAGTGAATATCGGCGCTGAACGCGGCATTAAGGACTGCCGTTTACGCTAACACCAGCACTGCCAGCATAATTTAGACGACTATCTAACCATGTGTCGGCAATAATTTCACGATAACCGCTTTCTTGAGCGTCCATTGACCGAGCATCTGCGATCTTGCGATTATACATTTCCATCATGTTAGAATATAGCGTGTTGCTTTCGGCCAATGTTACAGCCAACTCAGCCGCAATACGGGCAGACAGCGCTTCTACAAACATGGAATCAAACAGGTTAACGTCTTCAACGCGAGCCAAATATAAGATTTTGGCGGTGCCTTCGTTGGTTAGCAGCTTTCCGCCTTCAATTTGGTAAACCATATCCATATTTTCCATCTGCAAAACCCGAAGGCAGTCAGATGGGAGATTGTATTGATAAGAAAATTCAAAAGCTGGCGCTGTGCTGTTCTGCGCTAGTTCGATACGGTTGACAGCAAAGTTCCAAACATGGTCGCGAATACAAGTGTCACGGATTTGCTCATAAATAAGATTAGCGGCGCGAGCCGCTTCACTGTCTTCGGTCAACGTCAGGATGGCGTTTGCGCCTATCTTAACTAAGGCATTGTTTACAATCTGAACAACTGAAGTTGCCATGCTATCACCTAAGTAAAGTGTGGGGAGGCCGAAGCCTCCCCAACCTTATTACGTTGCGGAGAAATACATATCCACAACCAACTGACCCGAACCCGGAAGGCTCGCGCTGGCAATAGTGATGAATATTTCTTCTTCAGCAGCAATCGTTGCAACGGCAGCGTTAACACCGAACAACGTCGGGACGTTTGCAGCAGTGTGAGTTGCCGCCGCCCGATATTTAGCGACGGTTCCAGTGATACCAATTGCAATAGTAGCACTAGAGCCGAGCGTGGCACTCGCGTTCAGAACACCGTAGAGGAAAGATTCACCTTCGTGAGCTTTCGCAATAACAATGGTGTCAGAAGTCGTTTGAGTGTCAAGCGTAATGGTGGCCCGCTTTACACGAACATTACCATCAACAACTCCACCGGATGGGAGGGCGACCGGAACTGCCGCGAGTCCAGCCATTTCTGCGCTATAAAGTACAGTCATTTTTCAATCCTCCTATTCGACACAAAGGATTTCAAGGACGCGGGCTTCTTCCATGCGAGTGCCGCCAATGCTCATTGAGCAAAAGACCTGCGTTGCATAGTTTTTGTCAGCACGTTCTGAAATCTTTGTGTTCATGTCAGCACCGACACCAATAAGCAAACCATCATTCTGGAATGCAAAGCAGCGACGGTGACTAGAACCATCAACAGGAACTAGTTTAGTTCCATCAATGCGTTTGCCGTTCACGGATATGAATTCGAATCCGAGAAAAGAATCGATTTCACCGCGAGCTAAAGCCTTGACAGTATTGAAATCTGAACTTTTGATTTCAGTCGTGTTCAAGAGATCGCTGATTTGATCAGACGTACAAACAATGACGCGACCATTTTCAGGAACATCGTCGCCGTCCATTGTCTCCTTTGCCGCAAGCAGCTTGGCAAGCGTAAGGCCAGTACTGCCGTTAGCAATAGCTGTCTGACCTGCAACGGTGGTTCCGCCAGAAACGCCGGTAAAGGCATTGCCAAGGGCCGCATCAATCAGAACTTCGTCCATTGCACGACCCATTGCCATAGCCGCTGCGCGGGCATAGTCAGAGGTCGGGTCAATCAACATTCTCACTTTGTCCTCATTATCAATGAGGTCGGCCCAATCAAAATCTTCAAGGCTAACGCGTCTCCGCGCATGGGGGGTGTCAACTCTTGGGGTGTCAGAATGGCGTGATGTACGACGAAGCGCAGTTGTTGCGCCAATCTGCTCAAAAAAGGCATTCTTGCCTGTTACCGACTCTTCGCGAACTGAACCGCGCAACTTAGACCCGTCCTGCTGGACAAGGTGCTGAACGTTGGCGCTGTACTGTTCGACGAAAGCCGTTGTCACTTCAATAGACATACGGATTTCTCCTAAAGGGTTAAAACAGTAGTTTTAGGGTTATCGTCTTAGGGACGGCCCAAGCTGCCTTCGTGCTTGTGCGGGTTCCGTAAGGAATTGTCCACCTATGGAAAGGCGACTTGATTGTATATTGTTTTTCTGAATATGCAAATAGTAAAACCCCCCGCCGAAGCGGGGAGTTTCTTAGTTGATTTTTGGCGGACGACCTAGCTTTGGTTTGTCGGGCTTTGTCACCCAGTCGTAGTATATCTGAGCAGATTTAACCGTTACGTCAGGATTTCCTGTCTGGGCGAGCCTCAAGCATTCCAGCTTCACAACATATTCGTCCATTATTATTCAGCGTAGGCTTGGTTGAAAAAACCCTGAACTTTCTTGACCATAGAATTATGTTCTGGATGCCGTTTATCAGTGTAAGCCGGATGAGACATAATTGTAGCTGCTTCTGCCCGCGCTTCTTCAGGCGTCAATGCCATTTGATTTCCGCTAGATGGTCCAGCCAAATCTTTATCAGCCATTGTCGTTTTGGCAATGTTAGCAAATGCTCGAAGAACATCCGGGTCATTACCCATGCCACTGGATTCCATCTTCGCTGCCAGTTCGTCGCCACCATACTCAGCAAATGCTTTATGGGCGAAACTTAAATTTTGATCGTAAGCACGGCCCCATTCTTGACGCAAAGAAAATTCTCCCTGCTCTATAGAATTTTCTGCTGTGTTTTTGTAATCTTGATGTTGAGAATTTATATTATTAGCCTGCCAGTTAATAAGGCTTTTAACCTGGTCAGCATTCAGCCCTAGTCGATGCGCTTCTTCTTTGAACAGAGAAACTCTTTCGTCGCTAAACTGACTTGCTACTTCATCTGGCAAATCAGGAAGTTCAATTTCGTATTTTTCCGGGCTGTCTGGGCGACCAAGGAACTCGTAAACATCATCCCAATCGCTGTCTGTAACAGGCTTGGCGATCTTATCCCGGCCCAAGTGGGATTGAAGATTGACATAAGACGCCGCAAGGCTGTTGACATCTTTAAATTTAGAAAAACTTGGGTCGTCTTTTATGTCTTCTGATAAAGACGACCGCCAATCGTCGTTGCTTGTTTCTGTTTGTGGGGCTGTTTCGCTAACTGCTTCTGCATTATCCACCGTTTCGGCGGGTGCGGTATCGTCAGGCATTGGCTTCGATCTCCTGTGAAAGTTCTAAAAATCGCTCCGGTGTTTCATCTAGTGACGTAAGGATCATCAATGCGACATTTCTCATGCCTTCATTGAAAGCTGTATTCTCCAAAGCTTCGCCCGGAACAAACGAAGGCCGCAAAACACCGCACTCACGACAAATATGAGAAAGAACTCGCTTGCCTTCTTCTGATGAGAAGACAAATTTAAAATCGTCTTTGCTAACCTTCGACAAGGTTTAACCCAGCCTCCCCTGCTGTTTTGGCGACATTAGCGCCTTTTTGCATCAGGTCCATAACCTCGGCCCCTTGCATCATCTGTTGCTGGGCTACTTGGGCCTCTTGCTGGGCTGCTTGGGCTTCTTGCTGGGCTTTGAGTTCTGCCATTAATTCTTCGTCAGACTTTATTAGCATTGGCGGGACGCCGTTAAGTTCCGCAATATGGCGTACAGTGTCCGCTCCCTTAATGATTTGAGCGGCTTGCGGGTCCATGCCAGCAATCGGTCCGACAAATTCAAGCGTCCGCATAATGCCTTGAGTCTCGGTCTGGCGTTGTGCCCGTGCAAGCGGAGATACGTACTCAATCTTTAGCTCTTGTTCAGCAATAGATTCAGGGGGTTCCGGCAGACGACCAGCGCGTGACAGAACACCGAATATGCGCTCGATCATAGGACCGAGAAATTCTGACTGAAGGCGTCCTAGCGTCGGCCCCAGAAGACGCAGCGTGCGTTCTGTGCGCTCTATGACTTCCGTTGCTGTCATTCGAGGAGCGCCCTGAAACTGCAACTGATCAAGGAAGAATGTTGTGCGAATACGATCACGCAAATCCGTCATCATTTCAAAGCTAATAGGAATATTGCCACCAGTAAGCAAAGGTTCAATCCGCGCACCAGACGACGCACGATAATAATTCAAACCACCAGGAACAGTACGAACCGGACCAAGCACACCGTCATCCGGAACTAACAGCGGCGGATCAACAATTTTCTGCGCCGCTTTAATAGTGGTCTTCATAATTTCTTGCAGCATCTTGATATCAGGCAAAGCCGTCATCGCTGGACTTCTTCCAAAAACTTCACCAACAGTCTTTGACCAGCGACTTACCATATACGGCATCTCGTCAAAGCCGCCTTCAGCAAGTACATGCTTATCTTTTTCATCGATGTAAACCGACGCGACGGGCAGCATGGTTGCGGCTTTCTTGCTTTTATCAACCTCCTCGCGTGGATACACGCAGTGAAATAATTCTACGTCTTTATCAAAATCTTTCTTTTCATACATCTTCTTGATGCGCGGGGACAAAGACTTTTCGCCCCATTTCTGCACAATCTGCCGGACAGTCATTTTAAAACTGCGGAAAACCGTGTCAACAATACCATCCGCGTTCTCAGCAATCATTATCTCGTTAATGTGGATGGCGCGAAAACTAATGCCTTCGCGGGTTGTCGGCTCACCAACAAACATACACGCCGTGCCAATTGAACAAAGCGCAAGGTAGTATTCGTGTATGTGAGACGGGAAAGCTACGTCTGGCGCGGCGATTTCCGCTAATATCGCATTGCTGGTTAATTCAAGCCACTGCTTAACTTCAGAACTACTAGCAAAACTATCTTCATTTTCTTTGATGCGGAGGCTAAACCAATTTGACGCAGGATTAGTCAACATGCCATGAAGACCAGCCGCCAGCATTTCATTCGCATGAATGCCAGTGCTGTCGTAAACCATCGTTGTGCGTTTGCCGCCCTTGGAACGAGTAGTATTAAAGTCTGCCTCGTTCGGTAGAACAAAGTTCGTCAAATCCTGCCAGTGAGATTCCCACGTTCCGCGCTGGGCTTTTAGCTTACCCTTACGTTTTATCAGATGGACGACTTGTTCCTGAGAAATCATTCTGACACCTTAAACGGTTGGATGAGCGATAGCTTGAAAATTATAATCAGCAATGGTCAGGTTGGCCGTTGATGTTTCATTCGTTCCGTGAATTTCAATATAGTCGTTCGTGCCCATTAAAGCGCTGCCTTGCAGATGAACCGCCCCAAGGTCTCCCGACGCAGTAATTTTGCGAGTGACTAATGTCGGCGCAAGCAATGCTCCAGACGAGGCGCTTGTGTCATAAAGCCACGTTTTAAAAGATATCACCTGATTGTTAGAAGCCGCCGTACAGCTAATAGACGCAGAAAATGTAACCACTCGATTAGGCGCACCAGTATATCGCAGCCGCCCGGTGTCTGTGCTGTTATTGTCAAAAAGCAACTCGTTACTCGAAAGCGCAGTGGTCCCCGCAATCTTCACATAAGTGCCAGCGCCTGAGATAACTGTTTCAGTCGAGTTACCTTGCATCGAGCATTCGCCAAAACTAGGGCGCAAACTAACAACTAAATCACGAACATCATTTACCGTGATAGAGTTAGCCGCTTGCCCGTCTTGGAAAACGGCGGAGAGCAGCGTTGCCGTTGTGCGAACAGTATCAACCATCCCTTACTCTCCGAGGAGCGTTTTCTTGCCGCCAGTTTCTTCTTCGACACCCATCGGACTTGTCAAGATCGTCGAAGCACGGCCCTTTGCTCCAGCCTCCCTAAGACGAGACTTTTGTTTCTTGGCATCAATTTCTTCTGCGCTTGTTTCTTGTACAGGAGGCGGCGGCGGAGGGGGCGGAGGAGCAGGAGCAGCAGGGCTACCACCACCAAAACCGGGGACTGTGAATAATTGTTTAATTTTCATAGTAAGACCTTTCTTGGGGGTCAGCGATCTGTAGAGCTGATACGGCGTCAATGCCCATGACTTAATAGCGCATACCACTTTAACGTGGCCGACGCAATTGTTAAGAATTGAGAACGACATGCACGGGATGTCGCCGCGCTCAATAGATAAGACCTCAAAGCCGTTCGACAAATAGTGGGCCTCTAAATCAAAGTCGGCTGCGGCCTCGGCTCGAATAATCGGCAAACCCTTATGCCAGTTGTAACTAAGCCACATATTCTGCTCGGTATCCCGCAAAGCACACCAGACATGACGGCGGCTGCGGTTAAGCAACCACGCAAGTGGGTGTGCATTCTCTGAGCCAAAAACAACGAGACACTTCATAATTCTCCATCATAACGACTTAAATGGCTTTTTGTAAACCGTCAACTTCCGGGATGTCATGCACTGTCATAGGCCGGATCATTTAGCTTTAGGCTTCTTCTTGGGATTGGCCCTACCCATCTTTCTATAGCTCTCGGTCAGTAGCGTTTTGATGTTTTCGCTCATTTCAATCTCCTATCGCTACGGCTTGTCGGCCTCGGTAGTCGTTGGTTTCATAATCCATAACATTGTAATCCATGTCGGCTACCGCTTGCTGGCGGTATACCTCGTTCGCCTTGTTGACCAGCTTGGGGAATAACTCGGTAAATCCCCACACCATAGCGTCAACCCGGTCAGGCGAGCCATCGCCCTCGTAACCAGCGGCAGTCATTTGGCACATCTCAGATTCTAGTTCCGGGAACGTCCCGACGTGGTGTATGCGGCCTAGCGAATACAAGGCGCTAATCGGCTCGGCTCGGACGTGCTTGCCCCGTGTCGCGTGTACCTCGATGATATTGATGCCGGGTCGCACGCTATTGAGGACGTGGCGGCACATATCACCGCCTTGGTTCTTTTCAATCACAATCCCGTCGGCGTCGTACCGGTCATAAAGGGCGATGGCCCGCCTTGCCCATTGCTCCGGTGCGCCGCGTGTCGATCCATCTTCCAACACGTAACCGTGGCCGGACTGGCTGGAAGCTACCGCCATGACGCCGTGGCTATCCGAATGCTCGTGGCTGGATACCGCCGGGTCAA